CGTCAGGAAAATCATCTGGAACGAACATCACTTTGATGTCGTTTTTGATGAAAATATCGAGTATAGTGCGTAGCGCTTTATTTCTATATATGTAGTCCCGGAGTCCTAAGCACGTTTTGTACTTAGGAAGTAACCGGTTTGCCACAATATAGAGCCAAGGCGCCAATGCACTAAGTCGATTGGAGGTGGGTCCTTTCAAATAGAAAGGACGTACGTCATAGCCACGGAGGTAATCACCCCCGCAACTTTCTCTGAAGCCTTCATCGCCAAAAAAGGATTTCTCCTTATTAACGATAAAGCCGACATGTTCACAGACTTGAATAAAGTCTGCGGCAATGTCACTGGGAACGATACAATCATCTCCAAAGACTGAAACACTCTTTAAGTCTGCCCATTCCGGGTATGACGATAGAGTGCCAAGACTCTCGAGACGCGTAGCGTGACCAATGCACCAGAGAACAAGGGTTTCAAGCGGAAAGGTTACCGCATTTCCCATCGTTGAAAACATCGGAAGATCAATCCACCCATCGTAAACATACATGGATGGTGATCTAACGTTGTCACAACGCTCAAACCATACAGGAGGTAATAACCACCTTAATAGTTCGCGACTGACACAATCGGATGCTGATGACCAATCAATAGTCGCCTCGTTAGAGGTGATACTGGCTAGTCTAGCCCGTTCTTTGTGTTCAGTAGGTAGAAGCCCAAGGTCCAATTTCACACTCTTCATTCTGTCGTAAAGACAGGCCATCAACCCCTGCTGGAGAAACATGTTTCCAGTAGGTTCGATGGCGATCATACGATCAATCGAAGTGGATTTTGGGACAGTAGTAGCTCGCGATCCCTTCACTATGTCTAACCACTCCCCGATCGGGGTGTAGCTGTTGAATGAATCAACAGCGACTTTCAACTGATTGTCGAAAGCCAGGTAAGACTTCAAGTGTTGGGCTGCCTGTTCAGTACAAGAGATCGGAAGTGAAGATTTTGCTTCGACTGATGTATCCGCATAGGGTACACCAAGCGAAGTACCGGTTCCATGCTTACATTGCAGGAACCATTCTTCTTCACTTAAAGGCGTAAGAACAGAGTGCATGAGTAGACGGGACCGCTTAAGAATGCGGCCTAATTTACCGTCTGCTCGCTGTGGTCGCTCGATGTCGAGAGATGGAAATATTAATCCATTCTCAATATCTTGCATATGCTTTCCTACAAATAGAAATTTGAGGTAGGCATCCAGAGTTCGCGCTTCGTCCTTATCGAGAGGAGAGACATATTTCTTGTCAACCTCTGCAACCATCCGATTTCTCAAATAAAGAACAGGGTCATAACTTCCCGCATACTCATGTGTGGGAGCTAAGTCGCTAGTTATTGCCTGACAGATCCGTGTCTTGATCGTGTCAGGGCTAAAGAGCTTTGCTTTTTTTCTTCATTGGAGATCTCCAAATAAGGAAAAGTTAGTGGATGGATTCTCAGATTACTCTGAGTAACCACCTGATCGACTCAGTACTCCTAGGAGTGCTGAAGAATACCAAGTCGAGGTGCAATCTCGCGAGAGAAAGCACCACCAGGACCGAACCTTACGATAAGGACAGGTCATGGTACAGGTTAGTGAAGTCGCTGTCAACAATTGACTGCGCCACCACGTCCAGGATCTCGCTGATTTCCGCCTCCGTTGTTTCGGGGTCGAAAGCCAGCTCGAACTTGCCGCTGTTAACAGTTACGTTACCATTGTCAAGTTCGAGAGGTGACTTAAATGTTACAGTCACCCGAGCCTGGGTATATCCATTCGGAGCTGACGCAGAAATCCGCGGTGGCTTAGCGGTACAGACAAACTCTCGACGAGTACGGAGATCCGTATCATCGTCGCAATAGAGAATGACTTTACCGTTATCGACACCGGCGGACGAAAACGTCAACGCCGTTCCACCTGAGGCAGACACAGTTGTGCCGCTCAGAACGCTTGCACCATTTAATGGCATAGTACTCACCTTTATAGGTTTGTATGATCATAACACCCTGCTCAGAATGAGCGAGGTAAGATCAGCTATTTTAGTGACACTATTAACGAGACCCCTCGGATCAAACACCGGGACGGTATCGCTAATAGACGGAGCCCAAACAACACGATCGTAGGAAAAATCAATATGATCTATTGAGTCTTTCTCCGTAATGCTGAAGGACCATTGATTGTAACTATTTGTAGCATTGGAACACTGCACATTGCAGGTGTCCGTCCTACGCTTAGTTACACTCGCGGCTAAGATCGCAACACGCGGATCGGCTAAGTTAACAAGGCCTTTTATAAAGGCATTGATATCATACAGTCGATCTACCATAAAGCTAAGTGGCATAATCTGCCAAGTAACTGATGGTATGTCTTTCGCGCGAAGTCCCATTTTGAATTTCCAGTCCACAAGAGGATTAGACACCTCATATAGAATGGCAGCATGGTGCTCAACCTCGATGGTTCTTTTACGAAAAAAGTATAATTTCGTATCAAAACCATACGATGAAGAAGAATAGTACGTACCGAATTCCGAATCATCGGATCGGCCATGTGCGCTTCTTCTTGCTGGTCGCTCAATATCATCCCACTTCTCCATTAGCTCGTACCCGTCCATTAAAGAACGGACGAGAGGAGCAAAGGCGAATTGGTATTGATTCCAGAGATTCGAAAGCTTCTTTGCTAGAAGTTTCTTATCCTTGGTTGTCTTTATAAGCTGAGATTTCTTCCGCTTATATAGACGAGCTAGATCACTTATGCCCTGTAGAGGATTCCTAAGAAAACGCAATGTTTCCTTAAGTTCCAATACATCTTCAAAGAACTCGTACGGAGTAGAATCCACATTAGCTAAAGCTTGTTGCTTAGCTTCTGCTTCCGTGTTATAGCTAGGGTCAGACAACGTGGGGTAAACCCACCAGTTGTACGGGAAGATGTTCACATGCTGTATTGCTGCAGCAGTGAAGTGTCCACTCGTTTTCGCCCAACTATTATACGGAGGATTTAACTCAGTCACCACCACAGACGACGGACCGTCGTCGTGGGTTTGACAAGTTAAAGTACTACTCGAGTATGAACATGGAGAATTCACAATTTCACCTCGCTTTACCTTTCCTGAGTAGCCAGGAGTGACAACGTCACTCATAGCCTCAGTACGGGAAAAGGTCGTGTACGGATCGATATTGAGTTCAGGCCACCGGTTAGCAGATCCACTCGAACTGAGTGTTTCCGTTGCCGGCCCCTTCACCCTATTACGAACGCGTGCGGTCATTTTATGTATCCTCATGTCGTTGCGAACTCGAAAGTCCCCG